ATGTTTGAACAGCACCGTCTTCGGTTACGATTAAGATTACAACTTGTTCTATTGGTTGCAGGAATCTTTCTTCATACATTTCACAATAGGCAGAACCTTGTATAAAATAGTTCTCTACCCATTCTTCTTTTTTTTCTTTAGTAGAAGTCTTAAAATCTATTACAGATATTTTGCCTTTATACTCGGCAATACAATCTACACGACCTGCAACGCCTAACTTATCGCTATACAAGCCACCTTCTTGTATTCTAATATTATTTATATTATCTAGTTCAGATTTTATAGTGGCAAATAGTGCGACAGGTAGTACATCTTGTTTTGAAAGTTCTTCGTTATTTAAATAATTTTCTATCAATGTATGAACAGCAGTGCCTCGACTTGCTGCTTGCCTCATGACTTGATTTGCTACATCTTGACCAACTGACTCACGCCACTTTCTGATACCTTCTTTGTTTCTATCTGATAAAACAGTTGTAATAGATGGATACTTATTACCGTCAGGCGTAACGTAAAATCTTTTACCTTTGATACTTTCAGTTTTGATATCTGGTAGTTCACCGTTTAGTTTAACATGATCAAACTTTTTCATGTCATAGTTTTGCTTTAAAAATTCATACATCTTATTCATACTGCTATTATAACAGTTTAGATGTGGATTGTCAAGCCTATCCTCTAGTGATTGCTACTATTTTTTTAAGTTGTGCTTCGATTACTTCTGCTCTGTTCGGCCAGTGTATGTATGCTTCTGGTGACTTTGCTAATTTTACTAACAATGGTATGATAAGTTTTTCTAATTGTTTAAATTTTTCAGCACTCTCTTTGTTTAGATTATCTTTTCTTAAATCATACTCATCATCCATTTGTTTCTTGGCGATGTTTAGTTCAGTTTCATTCTTATTTGTGATTTCACTTTTTGCTGAGTTTACAGCAGAATATATTTTATCTAACTTACTTTCAAGTCTGCTTACTAGTTCACCAGAAACTGCTTTAGCAGTTCCTTCAGCAGTTTGTTTTACTACTGTTTCTGTTTTCTTTGCTGTGTCTGATGGTTTTTCAGAAACTGAGGTGAAACCCCAATCGCCACCTGAATCAAAACCATCTAAAAAATCTAAATCTGCCATACTACTATTTATCTACCTCCACCTTTTCTAATTCTATTTCTGTGTTTTTTTCTCACTCTCTCTATTTGTGTATCTTTTACTGACCTCTTACCATATCTTTCTGCAAGAGGACTATTAGGATGTGCTTCTGATACTTTAGATAATACTTCTTTAAAACCACTATCAGTTTTACCATCAACTGAACCAACACTTGATACTATATTCATTTGTGTAGGTAGTAATAATTCTATATGCTTTTTCTTTGTAAACTTTTCCATGTCTGAGATTGACATATAATCCTCGAACTCAGTTTTTGTTTTACTATTATAAAATCTATAAGTTGGCATTTTCTCGCTTTCTCCATTCTTTTCTCATGTGTATATATTTAGGGTCGGTGGTAACACGACTTCTTGCGTCTTTAAATATCTTTGCTGACTTGGCCTTATCACTTGTTGCCCAATCTTTTTCTTGTGGTCTTACGTTACCGTTTTCATCATATTTTTTGCCATCTTTGTGATTTGCATATCTTCTTGCTCTGGTGAAACCCATTTCTAAAAATTTTCTTGCCATGTCCATACCTACAAAATCTTTCATATCTCTATAAGTGTTATATAAAAATAATATTCTTGAAGCAGATATGTATGCTTCTTTTGGTGTTTTGAAACGCCAGTGTTTACATATATCATTTGTATATGGTCTTACAAGTAGCACACCTTGCTCGCCACGACCTATACGATATCGTTTGTCATTTTTTTCGAACATCAAATTTTTGTAATCTAAATTATAGTCAAACTCTTTCATGTTACCTCGCAAGTAAAACTAATAAAACAACTATTGCCAAAGCAATAGATTGAAATAAAACTCTTAATCTCATTAAATTGTTACTATTCTTTTTGTTAAATTTACCATTGATTGCCATAGCAATAACACCTATCACTAGAACAACAGCGGCTGCAACCATAAATAAAAATATTATTGTGTTCACTTTTTCCACTTACCTTTCATAACTTTTTGTCTTTGGCCTTCTTGTCTTTTATATATTGATACTGTCCATAAAAAAGGAAAAGCAATCAAAGGTATTGTAGTTATTAAAAATAAAACTACTGCACCATTTATGTGTTCATGATATACTGATATTGCAAGTATAACAGATAGTATAATTAAAACTATACTAACATTTAATCTAGTAATATATTGTTTCATGGTCTTGTAACTGCTATTAGTAAAGGTATTATCATAACTAAAGATGATAGAACACCTACATTAAATAACCACCACGTGGTTGCAAGTGTAAATACACCCATCCAAAACTCATTCTTATTTAATATTTTTTTAAGCTTCTTCACAGCTCATTGTAAAGTTGTAGTATTCATTATCTTCATGCCAAGACCATCTTTTCATATACTCTTGACATTCTTCTTTTTGCATAGGTTCATTTAAAACTAATTGATTGCCTACATAAACCCATTGGCCTTCTGCCGTAAGACCCCATAGTGTAATTACTAAAACGTATAATGTGTTCATAGACAACCTCCTCCTATTGCACCACTACATTCTAAACCATGATAAAAAAATCGTCTAGGTATATCCCATTCATGTGCTAAATAGATAACAACAAAAGTTAAAACGATTGCACCAAATATGCTCATTACATGATTAATCATGTTCACCGCCTGGATCATTTTTAGGCAAAGGAACTTTATATGCGTTGCCATGTATATCTCTATACCAAACAACACCTCTACCTCTATTAGCAGAATGATAACCTTCTTTAAACTTATAAGTCTGCTCTGATATTTTAAATGTTGCAACTGTTACAACTATCGCTGCAATCAAAACAAAATGAGATACAACTGTTATACCAAATACAGACCAAGAAGCAAAGTATAAACTAAATGCAATACACCACAACCATGCCAGTATTTGTAATACCATATGCCTTACTTGTAAGTCAGGAATATACTTCAATGGATTATACCATTGATTCATGATACCATCCCAACTGTTAATTACAAAATTTTTTATCATAGACTCTCCACAAACTCATCTAGTTTTGTTTGAGATTTACCAAATAATAAAGTTTCTGCAATCTGGTCTTTGTTTGATATATCATCACCTACAATAATAAATGAAATCATACCATGTCTTACATGAGGTGTACATAGATAAACATAGATACCTGGTTCAGTTAAAGTAATTGTATATTCTTGACCTATTCTACCTGATGGTTTCTGTGTCATTTTATATTCTTCTGGCCATGCCACAAAGTGAACATTATGTCCACCTACTGTAGGTTTCCATGTGATTGTTTCACCTACATCTACTCTGGTTACATCTTCGCTGTACCACATATCTAACATTTCTAACTCTTTACCACTAACTTTAAAAGCTGTGAATACTATTATTAAAATTATCAGATATCTCATTAATCTTAAATATTTCATGTCATACTCCCCACAAACCATTCTGGTTGTTCTCTTTTAGACCACTTGGCAAAATATGCTTTTGCTTCGTTGTAATAATTTTTGTAAGATTGAATACTATCACCTTGTACTATACATTGTGGATAGTGTTGCATAGCAGGTGGTGGTTCACGCCAACCTTCTAACTTAATATTTTCTGGTGCGTTTGATAACACATCATTTAATAAAGCATTTGTACTATGTATCTTACCATATCTATGTGTATATTCTTTACCTAATTCTACAAACAAAGAATATAACCACATATACTGTTTTTTAGTTTCTCTTGCCCATACCACTGATGGGTGATGATAATGAACCGCTTGATAAACAACTTTATCTAAATTAGGATTGCTCATCTTGTATCTTCTTACATTACGACCAGTTTTACTTTTACCGATATACTCAATACCATCTAGCATTCTATGAGCCGTGGATAGTATCTGAGCATATTCTACAATCATTTTTACCACGTGTTTGTCAACGTGCTGTTCGGCACAAGATTTGACATCATGATCAAGATAAAATATATTCATGTTTTTATTATATCAGAAAAAGTTTGCTTTGTCAACCTGTTGCATAAGTGTTTGAAGTTTATCCATCCACATTCTTTTGAAATCTGGGTGCTCTGCCTCTTGCCATGCTTTGTACAGATTTTTAGCTCTTCGCCAAAATAACTTTTCATTATATATCATATTCACCTCTTATATTATATTTGATAACTTCTTTTACTAGTTCGGTATAGTTTTCATTACTAGCATATAGTGTAAGATAATCTGCTAATATCAGACCATC